CAATTTTGAAAATCGCAACGTGATTAACTTGTACTTTATTCATATTGTTTGATAATGTTAATGATGATGATGATAATATAGTCCCTGATGTAACTACGAGACCATTTGTTGTTCCTGGTGTTAAACTATACATAATTACTCCTCATTAAATTTCTTAAACCATTTTTCACGAGCTGTTTCTGGGTCATTAACGTATTCGTTAAATGCCGTTATAGCTTCTTTGGTTGTAGAAAATGCGATATGTTTACATCCTATTCTAATTGTGCATCCTGAATGTAAAAAACTAAATGCTACTTCATAACCTCTTAACATTTCTTGTTTAGTTTGTTGAATTGGATTTATTTGCTCAAGTCTGTCCATTGCTCGAACTTCTTCATTTTCGTATACAGGTTCTATCTGTATTCTTCTTTCTCTTTCTTCCATATTTTTTATTTTGTTTATTTATTGAATTTAATAATAAGGTCACATATAAAAACGCCTAAGGCAATAGCACTTAAAGCCATATTAATAACGCTACGTGATTGTTCATCTTTAATAAATGGTTTTGGAAACCATGCAGCTAATAAGAATAGCCACCCTATAATCATTGGATTCATATTTTTTATTTATTTAAAATTATATTTGCGAAATTAGTATCAACTTTCATTTTGTCAAGTAATTGTTGAGTAGTCATACTTTTAGCTTCATCAAGTATTCTATCTTTTTGTGACATCACACCTAATTCAACTTTAGCTTCTTCTCCCATACTCTTTAATTGGGTAACTACAAAACTACTCAACTCATGTGGTATTTGTTTTACAGTTGAGTCTGTAGTTAGAAACTCCATTGTACCACCACCTGCAACAATTAACAATGCATCTTTTTTATTTGGCGTGAATATATATAATGACCAAAATAAAATCATAAACGGATAACTCCACCACATCCATTTTCGGGACATCCTTTGATCTTCTTTTTCATTCTCGGTTTGTGATTTGTATGTTGATCCTGTGTTAAAAAAATAAGCAATAGTTGAGATAAAGGAAATAAGTGTAAAGATCATAATGAAAGCAACAAACATTGTTTTTGCGTTGTCGGCTACTGTAAGCCAATAAAATAGTTTATACCAATTCATATTTTTTTATTATTTATTTAGTTTAGATAATTCGTAGTTACTGTTTTGTGTTTTAAATTTAATATAATGATCTTCCTGTTCTATAATTTCAGTAATGGGAGTTGTTTGCCAAGTGAAAAATTGATTAAAAGGAGACATAAGTAATGATCGTCCAATGCTAGGTTCATCATGTCTTTCTTTAAATTTACCTTCTTCATCAAATTCAAGCCAGGTTATTTCTTTAGATTGTTTAGTTAATCTATCTTGTTCACGAACTAATTTCCAATTAAATTCGTTTTCAACCGCACCTTGTTCGACAGCAATCTTAAGTAAATTGTCTTCAGTTAAGGTCATTGGTATTTTATTTTGTTTTAATTTATTCATATTATTTTTTACATTGTAAATATAACATTTTGATTTTGAAAAACCAAACTATTCCCACCAATCTTTGATATCTCTATTTAATAATTTGAATAACAAGTCTTGAATCCTTTTTTCATTATAATAACCAAGATTCATAGCTAATCTCTGTTTGTAATTATCATTATTTAATTCAAATACTTGTAATTCTTTATTAGATAATATTTTTCTAACAGCGGCTTTATGTTTAGCAAAATAATCATCATAATTTTCAGACACTTCTATAATTTCAAGTTCTTTATGATCAGGATTATCTTCAATATCTAACCAATTATAGTTTGATACATGATAATCCATATACTCACCTGAGTAAAATTCATCTTGTATTTTCTGAATCAAACGAACACACCATATCATTCTTTCAGAATCATACTTTGATTGTGTATGTCTATCTTTAGTACCAATATACTCTGCTTGGTGTTTCAATTTAGTTTTAAGAATTTCCCATATGAAATGATCATCCCAATCTTTGTCTTTCCATATAATAGGAAACCATCTAATTAAGTTTTTAATTGATTTATAAAAAAACCTGATTTTCCAACCAATGTTATCCCATAACCAATCTTTTATTTTAGTTATCATTGTAGTATTATTTAAAGCCATATTATTTCTAATTTAAATGGGTGAATTAAATGTAATTTATCAGATTGACTAACTTCAGTAAACGGTTTAGCTTCATCTATGTTATCTGAGAATACAGGGTAACCTCTTTCCAATCCACTAAACACTCTAGCATCATCAGTCATCACAATATATTCTTTTAATGGAACAAATTTTTTATATTTACGTTTCTTTTTAATCATATTATTCAGGGAGAAGACCACTTTTTTCTATTTTGCACCATACTCTCTCATACCAAACTCCCATTTTAGTACCTTCAAGTAAATCAGTATCTTTTAAACCACTTAAAGCATTTTTAGATAATATTACTAAACACCAGTCCAATTGTTTATCTGCTTCTATAATTTTGCCCTGCTCAACTAATTGTTTAGCATTTTCATATAGTTTTGTAATTGATAATCTTTTTCTCATAACCTTTATTTTTATATAATATAATATTTTAAATTTAGAGAGCTAAAAAAAGGCCCGAGTATATTTCAACTCGGTTGCCTTATAGTTAAGCGATTGAACGCTCACTATTTTTCATACGTCTGCGACTGATGTTATACATCTCATTCGCTAACTCTTGAGGTACACTACGAACACCTGACATTATATTATTAATGTGTGATGTTGAATAACCAGTGATTTCTGCTAAGCGGGTAACGTCTCCACTTCTTCTTCTGCTGTTAAAGAAACTTAACTTAGCAGTTCTGTTTAATTTACTCATAACTTATTTATTTTATTTACATATATAATATAAGTGAATAGATTTAGAGAGCCAAACTTAAGATACTAAACCTAATTCTTTTGCTCGTGTATAAGCTACTTCTTTACCATTTTCTGGGTTTAAATACCTACGCTTTGTTTTAGGTAATACTTCTTGTATTTGTTCAAAGGTTTTAGTACCTTTAGGATATGAAATAATAGTTTCATATGGGCCATTTGGATTTTTATCCATATCAAATTTCCAAACATCTATAGAACCATCTTCATTTTTAAATACTCTTTCAAATTTAGTTGATGATGGTGTAGATATTTCAGTATCAACTACTTCTGTTTTAATTTTACTTGGTCTACCTCTTTTTACCATAATTATTTATTTTTTATTACATATTAAATATAACATCATAGATATGAGAGGCCAAACAGAGGGAGGATTAATCATGCTCTCTATTCAATTTAACATAATTTTTTGATAATTTAAGATAACGTGTTTAACCATCATTTATGAAGATTTAAGTTGTGAAATTGCTTCTAAAATTTTTGCGCAACCTTCATAGTTTTCATGATGTTCAAACATTTCTAGATTTTTTTCAAGTGTATTTAGAAAATTATTTCTTTTAAGTGTTAAATCATAAATCTCATTATCTTCCTCACAAAATACACTGATAACATGAATTCTTTTTTTCTTTGTTTTTAAATTTATTAAAATATTTTCAACTAATGATTTAGATATTTTGTAATCTCCTTTATCCATAAGCAACATTAGTTCTTCACTATTTTTAACTGTAACTTCTATTGGTTTCATATTTTAAAATAAATTTAAAAAATTAGTATTTATTTGTTTTTCTTTTAGTTTTTGATTTATATCATCCTTTTTGATGATTTTAGTAGCTAGTTTTTCTAAATGTTTGCGTTTAGCAGTTTCAAAATCACTAATTACTTCAATATGTTTTTTACTTTTTTTCATTTGGCATACATATTACCACTTACTAATAAATTCACTTCCATCTTCTAAAACAGTTGGATTATCTAAACCTAATTCTTTTAAACGTTGAGATGTATATTCATCTAATTCCCATTCAACCTCACTATTATATTTTACAACATGGTCTTCTAAACCTTCAATTTGTTTATTAGTAAAAATATCACCTACATTTATGTAATAACAATTATAACATAATAAACGAGGATTATTATTTTGATAGTTTTTTTTATTTTTATCTATAAAATCTAATAAAAGAGGCATTTTATAATCACTAATGCGACGTTCATGGAATCCACATATATAACATTCTTCTTTTAAAAAACCTTCTTTAATTAATCTGTTTTTTATTTTTTCAGGTTTAAAATGATTTATATCAATTCTACCTTCAATTATATCTCTTAACGCTGGTTCTTTTTTAGAATTATTTAAGAACTTAGGAATTCCTTTTCCACTTTGATTTTTATGATCCTCAAATAGTGTTTTACCACTTTCTCCTTTATATAATTTAGCGTATCCTTTATAATGTATGTATGAGACTCCTAAATATCGAGCTGCTGCTCGATTAGATTTAGTTATCCTCATTGCTCTAAGAATATCTTCTTTACTAAGAGGTTTGGGTTTGGTCATTATTATTTAATTCTTCCACATCAAATTCAGGTTCAATACTGTCTGATTCAGATAATCCAGTTTCAAATTCATAAAGCGCTACTTGACCTGCTATTGTTTTACGGTGTGATTGTTCTAATTCAATATACTTTTTATACTGATCTTCTTCCATTATAATAATTTCATCATATGTGTGATCTCCTTCACCTAACTGAACATTGACTCCTCTTTTTTTACCAGCTGTTGAACAATTCACACATGATGTTACATTTGGAAATATTTCTAAGCGTTTTGGATGTATTTCTACTCCACATTTAATACATAATCTCATTTTTAATTAATTTTTATTCATCATTATCATCTTCATCCTCATCAATATTTAAATTTTCTATATCATCAATACTTTTTAAAAATTCAAATAATTCTTCAGCATTGTTTAAAGTATATTTAGTTTCTGTTTTAACATCAGTTAAAATATATGGTTTACCATTTTCATCTTTACTATCATATATAAACCAATGAATTATTTCAGCTTTATTTTTACCATATATTAATACCATTGTATTTTCTAATGAATCAAATAGTAAGTTTTCAATTGTACCAAATACTACTCCATACTTTGTAGCTAATTCATTTAATAAATCATATGCTGATGTCCAATCTTCGATGATTTTAATAAATAGTTGTTTATCATAACCTGTATTATCTTCATTAAGAAGTATATTAACACCTAATATTTCACTAAATATTTTATTTAATTCTTGTTTATTACTCATTTTTATTAAAAACTTTATATATTCTCAAAAACTCAGAGACTGAAAGTTGCTTTTGTTGAGCAAAATATTCAATAGCTGTTAATAATGAATCAAATTGTTTTGTATCAATTGCTTCATTTGTCTCATCATTATAATAAGCAAAACTATAATTTTCCATATTTTTTAATTAATTTAGTTATTTCTTTACATTCAAGATATTCTTCTTGTTCCTCATAAAACTTTAAAATAGTATTAAGTATATCTTTGAATTGTGTTTTATTTATTATTAATGTGTAATTAAAATTAACCACATTTAATATTTTAGCTTCATTTAATTTATTCTTAATAGCATCTTTTATAGATATTAAAACATGTTTAAATATAAATGTTTTAAATTCAACTGATTCTTTTAATGAGTTAATTTGCTCTTGTTCATATATTACCAATTCAATATTTAATGGTATGTATTGTTTTACAGCTCTTGTCATGATGTAAATATATTAAAGATGTTTTAGAAAGCCAAACTTTATTATAAATATTTGAGATTATTTTTTGGGTTATGTTGAATATATTTTCCCCATTTATATCTAGCCCACTCATGTGCTTGTTGTTCAGCTTGTTGTCTTTTTTCTCCATTAACTGATACTGATGCAAAGTGGTAAAAATGACAGTTGTATGTTCTCATCATTTTTAATCCTATAAGTTGACACTTTAAAAAGAAATCCCAATCAGCAACTAATCCTAATTCATAATTTTCATCCCATCCGCCTACTTTAATATAATCTAATTTAGACATGAATATAGGAAGTGTAGAACCACTTTCATCAGGAAAAAGTCCACGTAATGGTTCTTCATATTTCCAATAATTTTCTAAACTAAATGTTTTAGGATCACGTCCACAATCTTTAATATGAAATTGCTTAAACATACTAGGTGTGGGTTCAATTTGGTTTGGAGATATTACTGAATTTGGGATATAGTCTTTTAATAATTCTTTATCCCACTCGTATGGAAACACATTATCATCATTTACAATGAGTACTTTATCATATTTAGCATTATATACTCCTAAATTAGTACCTCTACATAAACCTACATTTTGTTCTAGATTCAAAACATCAATGTATTCAGACCATTTTTCAAGTACTTCTTTATTTAGTTCATAAAATCCATCTACAACAACAATAATTTGATTTTTATTTTGTTGTCCTTTAATGGCAGAACGTAGACATAGGTCTAACATTTCTGGTGATTTGTAAGTGGGGACGATTGCTGATATCATATTTTACTCCAATCTGTTAAAGGTGATAACCAAGCTGTTTCTCCATGTGTTGAGTAACCTGGTACTGGTGTAATTAATCCATGTTGTTTATCTCTAAGAGCTAAAAACATTTGAAAATCATTTGGGTGTGTTCCTGAGGTATATTCTCTTAAAATAGTCTCGTCTTGTTTTAATGTACTTACTTTAGCAGCGAATGTCATTGTTGTTGAATTTGTTAATTTCCAATGACAAGAATCTGTCAACATTAATCTAGTTACTTCCCCACCATCTTCTACAAATGGATTCGCTCCATTAATATACTTATCAGGATGGTCATAAAGTGCTACATAATCGTATCCTAAACTAAATCCTTCTTCTAGTATTTTATCTGAATTAGGTTTATGTAAATAGTCATTTTCTACAAAGTATATAATTGTTGAATCATCATATCTTAGTGCTTCATCTAATGCTAAGTTAAATGTTCCTGCTCCATGACCTATACTTATTTTCATAATATTAACAGGATCAATATATTTGTTAATCATAGCAATAGTATCATTACTACAATTATCTGCAATTACTAATATATCATAAATGTGATCAAAGAAAACATTGCAAAAATTTCTTAAGCAATTTTCATTATTAATGTAATCTGGTTTTACTTTGTTGTAACCAGCATCACTTATTCTGTAGATAATTTTCATTTTATTTTATAATATAACACCCTGCAGGTAAACCAGAATCATCATTAGTATGTCTTAAATTGATATCTAATGGTTGATCAGTTACTGGGTGATTAATAAATTCAGTTATATTTCTTTGTTTAAAAAATGTTTTAATAGCATCTAAGGTTTCATATAGACATGAATCATCAAATATAATATATCCACCGGGTTGTACTTTATCATATAACTCTTCTAAGGTTTCTAATGTTGCTGAATATGCGTCTACATCTACTCTTAATAATGCTATTTTTTCTATTCCTGATGTTGGTAAGGTATCTTTAACAAATCCTTTTAAAAATTTAATTCGTTTTTCATCTCCTAAACCATAATTTTTAAAATGTGACTGAACTTCCTCTAAACTAATAGCTAATGGACCAACAGCATTATGAGTAACATGATTTGTATGTCTTTCTCTATCATAATTATGTTTAGCTATTTCAACTGGTTGAAATCCTTCATATGAGTCACATACCCAAACATTTTTATCTTGAAATATATAACTTAAAAATATTGAGAATCCTCCTCTCCAAACACCACACTCTACTACATCACCTTCTACTTCAAATATTTTAGGATAATGTTTAAATATTGTCTTAAATTCATCAGGACGAACCATTGTAATTTTGTTGTCAATAAGATCTTGAACTAGATCTTCATAAGTTGTTATTGTTTTCATATTTCTATTATTTGTTGGTTATTATATTGAAAATGGCAAATTCCTTCTATCATTATATTTTTATGACTGCAATCATGGATATTATTATCTTTAATAACTTGAAGTAAATATAAGTACTTTTTTTCAGATATTAAATGGTGTTTTGTAAGTTTATTTCTCTCTATGCAATTTTTCAAAAAATCTTCACAACTCCATCCTTTAACATATTCCCATATTTTTCCGTTATAGTTAGGAATATTTTGAGTATATTCATATGTTTCATCTAAATATGTTTGGTCATTAAGATAATCAATTTTAGAAATATTTAAAAAATAAAAATTAGTTTGTGGGTAGAAATCTTCATTTATAATTTTATTAAAATCAAAATTATATGGAATCATACCACCATAACCAATACCATTCATGTAATAGAAATCAGCTTCCTCTATTGTTTTACTGAGTATTTTTTCTTGTAAAATTATATCATTTGTTGATTTACAGAGCCATTCTTCTCCTAATAATTTGCAATATTTTACTACAAGATTATCTAAATCAGCTGTTCCAAAATTATGTCCTCTATTGGTTGGATTATTTATATAAACACAATTAGGAAAATATTTAGTCCATAACTGATTGTTCTTTAAAATTAAATTTGTATCTGAGTAATTTATATAATTAGTAAAAATAGCTATTCTTTTAAATTCTTTTAAAACTGGTAAGTTATAAAGAATGTATTGTTCTAATAGATCTAGATCATCTTGAGATGAGATATAACCTATTGTTCCATAAATTGACTTATTAATAAGTTGCTTTAAATTCATCCCAAGTTATTAAATTTAATAATTGTTTTCTATTTGAATCAAAATATTCATAATTTAAAAATTCTGATTGGAATGTATAAGTATTATTGTTTGATGTTTGTATAATACCTACTCCAAAATCAGTATCAATGCAACAAAATTTATAACCAGGCATATGTAAATGATATTCAACAAATGCTTTCCAAGTATCACCATTCCATGCTATTGTTTGTCTATCAGGTAATTGAGCTTCATAACTTACTGGATTGCAATCATGTAACACAATAAATCCACCTTTTTTAAGGTGTCTCAATGAATTTTGAATATCTTTTGATACTTGTTTATATTCATGTAAACCATCAATAAAAATTATATCATATATTATTTCATCATGTCCTTTAATTAATTCAAAAAAAGCATTTGAAGTTATAGGATAATTTACTTCAGGAACAACATACCCTTCTGCACCAGGATCTACCCCATCTTTATGTTGAGCTTTTACTTTTCTAATATTCTCACCTTGAAATACTCCTATCTCAAGATAATTAACCAAATTGTATTTATCAATTAGGTAATTAATAACATCATATCTTTTTATTTCGCTATTCAAATTACGAATAACTTCAGGTTCACTTAAATTATTTTTATACATAGTTTAAAACGTATTGTGCTAAATGTTTTGTTGTTAAATTATTTTTAGTATAATTAAATAACTCATTTAAGATAGTATCATATTTTGACTGATCAAAATTTAAAGCTAATTCTCTAGCTTCAATTAATAATTCTTTAGGTAAATTTGTTAACGTTTGTTTAGGACAAGATTCTAAATCTAAAAAATACGGAACACAATGATTAGCTAATATTTCATGAGTTCTCATAGTCTCCCATCCTGCTTTTTTCATTGTTACTCCAAAATAAGATTTATTATAATCATTATAATATTCTTGTTCTATATCAAATTTATATCCATTTTGACCTGGAATTATAGAACCATATTCTTGAGTTTTATTTAAAAAGGTTTGAGTTATTTTACATTCTGGAATAGCAAAATGAATAGGAATAAACTTATTTGATATCAGTTCCCGTTTAAAATAAGGATGTTTTAAAGATAGTAGATTTACGTCTCCAAAATCATCTCCATCAATTAAAAATATTTTATTATTAGGATATATTGAAGAAACCAAATCATAATAATCTAAACATCGTTTTACAGCACCATATATAATTAAATCAAAATATTTGTCTTTAATTTTTTCTTCAATATTAGTTCTATCTGTTGTGTCTTTATCAATCAGAAAAGTTGATGTAAAACCCTTACCCCACAAATGTTGAATAGGAATTTTATCTTGGTTTTCTTTATATAAATGAATAATAGGAGTACTATCTATTACTTCTATATTTTCTAATTCAGTTAAACCATAAAATAATAAATCATTAAGATAGTCATTTAAAAAACCTCCACTCATTTGAGCTATAGTTTTATGATTTGTTATATAAAGAATTTTCATATTTAAAATTAAATGGTTCAAAAATTTCTTTTATGCTATCAAAAGTTCCATAATAGAAAGATCAACTATCTGTGCTCCAGGAAATGCCCATTCTGGTTTATGACATCCTACATCTACTCCTTTTCCTTTACAAAAATGCTTAGCATAAGGTATAGCAAACTGTGCCGCATTTCCTTCTGTTTGGAGTTTAGGATATGTTTTGTTTTTGTATTCTATAATTTCAATCATTTTAAAAATATTTTGTTAAATTGTGCTATTACTTTTTCAGGGGTATACTCTTGATAACAATTCCATTCTTTTCCTTCTATATCTGATTTTTGAATATTCATTAGTGTATTACATAGCGAATTATAATCATGGTAATATATTCCTTTATCTTTTAGTATTTCTATATGATTACATTCTGGTGAATTAGAGTATGTTATTATAGGTTTATTTTTTGTAGAAAACTCTGCGATTGCTAATCCAAATGTTTCTCCTCGTTCACGGGCATGGATCATAGCATCACAAGTGTTAATAAATGCTACTTTTTGTTCTTGGTCTATTGTTCCTTCGATAAAAATAATATTTTCTAAATTACAAAATGGATTTTGATTCATAAATAAAAATATTATATCTTTTCGTTTGTTAGCAACATCTATTACCGCTTGTCTAGCAAATTGTATTTCAAAATTATTACCTCCATAATAACCTATAACTAGTTTATCTTTTGTATTAAATTCATTTTTATAATTACCTAAATATTCAGGTAAATTAACCATGTGAGGAACAAATGGTGTATCTTTATTACAAAAATTAGCTAGCCACTGAGAAATATAAGCATATACATCTCCGTGTGGATCATAAGAAGGAAATACAGCATGTATTAAATTTTTGGATTCAGGATGAAGTATTCCATCATTATAACCATATTTTAAAACATGGAAATAATCTCCTTTTATTTTATAAACATCATTAATAATATCAACTATATGAGTTGTAAATCTAGTTTTAAATTTATCTAAACTTTTTAATTCAGACGTTTTAAGAGAAATTATTATTGATTTATTACCTAATATTTTTTCATTATAATCCGCATAATCATATACCGCTATACTAGTACCACGTTCATTTAAGTTAGGATCAAAAAATAAAACCGTTTTCATGTTATTTTTTAATAAATAATATATCTTGTTGATGAACTAAAGGATGAATGTTTTCGTCTAATATTTCTGCTTTTTTAAAACCAATATTATCCATAAATGCTATTACATCATCATATAATGGAGAATTTTCATTATATTGGGTTAATGATACTTCTAATAATATACCTTTAGCTTTACTACATAGTTGGATTCCTCCAGAAATTATATCTAGTTCTGAGCCTTGTGTATCTATTTTTATTAAGTCAAATTCTGAATTATTTTCAAATAAATTATCTAGTCTAATTCCTTTTTTATTTATTATTTCTAATTTATCATCTGAATAGTGCTCTGTTAGTTCTTTATATATTGAGTTTCCGGTGTTGGTAGGAATATCAGTAATAGAATAAAAATTATATTCTGACTCATCTTTTGCTAGTAATCCCATATAATAATTACTAGTAATCTGTTTAAGATAAGGCTCACACTCATTAGAGGCTTCAATTGAGAATATATAGCTATCAGGAAACTGATTTTTACATAATGTATGGAATTGTCCAACATTAGCTCCTATATCTAGTATTCGATATGGGTAAAAATAATCAGTTATTTTAAATAGATTCATAAAATTTATTTTGTTTTTCTTGTTTTTCTATTGATTTGATATGATATAAACAGAAATCTTCTGTATCATAAGGTAATATACTAAATTGACTTTGCCCTTCCAATACTTCATGAACTTTATTTCTCCATTTAATACCAGTATTTAATTTAAATAATCGCATTTGGAAATCAGGAAAGTTGACTCTATCTTGATCATCAACTCTCCATCTCCATTTTTGAATATGTTCTTGAGTTAAACCATTTACTTTATTAACTCGAGGAATATAGAAGCAATCTATAGTTGAATTAATTTTAAGTACTGGTTTAATATTTTCAATTAGAAATTGATTTGGTATTTCATCAGCATCAATTTGGAATAGGTAATCACCTGATGCTAATTCAATTAGTTGGTTTTTAAATGTAGCAAAATCACCATTAAGTTCAGAATCTAATACTCCAAAAGATATTCCTTTTTCTTTAAAGGCTCGGATATATTTAAATACTACCTGATGGACATCATAATTAGTTTTAGATGTGTCTTTTAATACTACAACTTCATCATTGTCATCTATATGTAGTAATAAGAAATTTAGAAGACTATTTAATTCTTCTGCCTCATCACAAACTGTAACACCGTATGACACTTTTATCCCCATATTTCTATATTATTAATATAATATTATTCTGAGAGTAAGCCAAGATAACTTAATGCTTCTATATAATCACGTTCTTCAAAATGTTGTTGAGTACTCATATCCATTCTCCATTCAGCGTAACCTCCACTTTTAAGTTTAAATTTTTCCTTTTCTTCTTCTTTAACAGGTACAGCTAATACAGCTGTCCATTTCCAATTGTTAGACCCAGTACCATTAGCAAATATCATTCCTTTATTAGGAATGTTTACTGTTGATGGAATCCAAATTTTTCCTGTTTCATCTTCAACTATTAAAGATTTATATAGTTCAGGAAGAATATCCATTTGTTCTTTTAAAAATTCACTGTCCATTTTCATAGCAGTGTTGGATGTGAAACCACATCCATAACACCAATATAAATTAACATCTAAATTTATTTCTTGTTTATAACAAGCATCTGATCCACATCGATCACAAATTATTAAATTATCCATTTTTTATATTTTTTTAAGTTTTGGTAATTCTATTTTCTTTAATTGAGGTAATTTTAACTCAATAGCTTTAGGAAACTCAGGAATATATTGAGTAAATAATGAATCTACTTTATTTTTCATTTTATCCCAACTAAATTCATTTTTACTTCTATACGCTTGACGTTTAGCTCCTTCAGTGTAGTTTTTATAGTTTTCAAATACATCTTTAAGAGCATTACCAACTTCATTATAATATGGACTAAACCATTGTGATTCAGGAATTAAAAACTGATTAACAGCACTTGGATGTACGTTTTTTAACTCACCATTAATAGCTACTACAAATTCAGGATTTAAGAAATCCATATGACCACTCCAATTACTTACTATAATTGGTTTTTTAACTAAACTAAATTCAAGTAATGGACGACCAAAACCTTCACCTTTAGTTAAACTAACCATTGCTTTTACTTTTGGATGGTTATATATTTCATTTATTTCAGTGTCTGTAAATTCACCATGTAGTAAATAAACATTTGGTAAGTTTTTAGAGTCTACTGTATTTTTAATTTGTTGGATTTTATTTAAAATAATTTCTCTATCAACATATGATGATACAGCTCCAGATGTTTTTAAAATTAAAGCAGGTTGTTTAGATTTGTTTTTAAATGTTTCAAAGAATGATTTTATTAGTAAACTAACATTTTTTCTATCTTCACCTAAATCTCCACTCATCCAATGACCTACAAATAAATAAGCAAAATCTTCTTTAATATCTGATATAGTATCACTTAATACACTTGCTCCTTTAATAGCTGGTTCTTGAGGTAAATAAATATCTAAATTAGCTCCTTCAAATAATACTTCAATAGGTTTATTTAATTCAATTATACCTTCAACTTGATTTGTTTGTTTATTACGTTTTTCAAATTTACTGTTTTGAAATACTTGTTTAGAATGTTCTGAAGATATTAATGTTAAATTCATTCTATTTGCTCCTTCAATTAAATCAGCAGCACATATATTTGATTCAATACCTGCTGTTACACCTATATTGTATTTTCCTACAGGTGTAAATTCATTTGGAACAGTTATTTGCATCCATATCTCAGGTTGTTTTGGTAATTGAGGTGTAGTTAAAACATAATCATATAAAAATGACCATTCAGGATTATCTTTACAAAATCCCCAAGCACAATCACCCCAACGTTGAGGAAGTAATTTAACATCATATTTGTTTAATTCAATAATTGCTTTAATCAAATCACGACTACGGGCACTATAGCCACTATACACATCAAATGGTGATGATATAATAAATAACGGTTTATTCATAACTTTATTTTTATTAGTATATTAATTTATGGTTTAATGTTTTTTTCTTAACTTCATTAGTATTAATGAACTCAAATTTTTCTCTTGGTTTCCAAGTAGTGAATAATTCATCTATAGCTTCAATAACTCTATTAGACATTTTTTCACTTGTAAATCCTGCCTCATCACTTATAGCCCATTCTCTACCCGCTAATCCTCTTGTTACTCTTTCACTTATAGACATATCATATAATTCTCTAATACGTTCAGTAGCATCTTCTGGTCTGCATCTATCATCAAAAATATATGGAGTTGGAGGTGAACCCATAATTGAAATATTACTTGGAAATACTGGAAAAGCCCATTTACCATGTTTTTTATAAGTGCCTCTATGATTTGAAGGTATTTCTGAATCAAAATCAATCCATTCATCTTTATCATTTTCAAAACGCATTTGATCTTGCATTCCACCTGTAACATTAGCTATAATTGGTAACCCAGCTAACATAGCTTCAGTTAATGCTAATCCCCATCCTTCATTTGATGTTAATAAAATTTGAGCATCAGCTAAATTATATAGAAAATTCATTTGTTTAGAATCTTTTCTATCTGTTGAGAATATAATATTATCCTCATACCCATCAAAAAATAATTCTTTAATAGCTAATAAATCAGTTCCATGTTCACTTACTAAGTCTGTATGTAATACTAAAGCACATTTTTTAGCTTGTTCTGGTGTTAATCCATCTAAAAATAACTTAAATGCCATCATAGTATCAGGAATTTGTTTACGACGGATATTTCTAGAATTAAAGAATAAAACAAAATCATATTCTTTATTTTTAAAGAACTGTTTTCTAAATACATTAAATTCTTTCCAATCTGGATCTTCATCAGTTAATGGTCTGAATATTTTTTCATTTAAACCATGAGGTACATACTTAATAATTTTTGATTTAGTTTTATCACCTAAAACTAATTTATTAATATTTACAGTTTGTTTTGAAATACCTAATAAAGCATCACATGCTTCATAATACGGTTTATTATAGTGTGGTGCTGGTAAATCATCCCAAATATTTAAATAAACAATTGGAGTATGTTTTCTAATTTCATTTTCAATATTAAATAACCAAATAAAATATCTTGGATCAGTAATCAAAAATATAGCGTCTGGTTTTTCTGCTTGTAATAAATGACGAACTAAAGTAGTATCACCATAACCATTAACTGGATATAATATAACTGATGAATCATTAATACCAGCATGTTGATTTGTATCTTGAGATAGGTCTAAACGTTTACCTATTTCTGGGTGTTGAATTGCACCTGCAATATTTACCCAATTAAAATGATGAGCACTGTTAACTATTAATTCTCTAGCTACAGTAGCTACTCCTGAGTGTACTCTAATATCATCACATATTAAAAGTATCTTTTTTCGATCCTTTTGAGGAACATAACCTAATTTTTCTTTCATATAACTTATTTTATTTGATGGTTGTGAATTGATTTATTTTTCTTATTTAGGTAATGTAGTATCTGTCTGGTTATGAATCTTTTTTTTAAATTCTTCATTAGTTAAGTACAAATATATACATCTTTCTGTTAATTTTTGTAGTGAAAATTTATTTTTTACACAAGCTATACGGAATTCATCCCATATATCATTTGGTAATTTTACGGTTGTTAATACTTTTTGGTCACTCATAGTTAGTTATATTTTAAATTGTTTTTACCTTTTTTAATCCAGTTATGAATAGTTGTAGAAGATACATTGTAATGTTGAGCTGCACCTACCGCACTTATCCACTCCTGGTTAGTAGAATAATTAAGTATGTGTTTTCCGTTTTGTGGTACTCCTGTTTTTATATCACTTATAAATTTCTTAAATTCTTCACTTTTTGGTTTATCCTTATTAGGTGATATTCTTCCTTTAAAAGAACGAGATCTTCCTCTTAATAGTGATATTTTACCTGTATGTGATATAGAGGCTTTTAATTTAGACTCTTCAGTCCAAGAACCACCCTCACCTCCTCCTTTTATATTTAAACCATTTTTAATTGAATCACATTTTTTAATCCAAAATATTTCTCTTTCACTTAATTGTTTTTCGTCACATTCTTCAATTACTTCAAAGATATGTCCATCCCAACTATATTTTTTAAGAGAATTATAAAGTTTAATTCCAATAACTCTTTTATCTAATAAAGCATATTGCATAAACCTATATTCAATATCTTTAGATTTACCAATATATTCTTTACCTTTAGGATTTGTTATCTTATAAATACCACAATAAATAATACTTTTATCTCTTCGTACCATATACATATAATAATATATCTAACTATAAATATATACTATTTTATTAAAACACACTTTTATCACAAAATTCTTTTTTAGAAGAAAAAGGACAATACTTACAGTTCCAATCTGATGGATTTGCTTTATACTCTATATCTTTTATAGTCCCATCAGTATTAAAGACATTTTCAATAAAATTATTTACAGCGTTAATTGCTTTTTTAGTTTTTATTTTACCTGATGGAGGTACATAAATTTGAACTCGTTTTTGTGGAAAATCAGACTCAGCATATATTTTACGTTTAACAATAAAAAATTCTATTTCAACATGATCTGGATCTATATTGAAATGTTTACTTAAATATTCTTTATATAATATTAACTGATATTGTTTAGACTCATCTTTTTTCTCTTTATCACTCCACCCTCTAGTTGATGTTTTAATATCGATAATTTTGATAGTATTTGTAGGTTCATGATATAATACAAGATCAAGATATCCTTTATATAATACATTTTTAAACGTCTTATTTGGTGTTATTACAAGTGGGATTTCACAACCTACTAAATACCATCCACGTTTACTAAAATAATCTGATTTATATTTTTTAACCCAAGATATTATTTCTAATCCATCATCATGAAATTCTCTTAATTCCTGAGATGATGAAAAATGAGTATTATTGTTTTGTTTATAAGTTATCTGATATTGTTCTATAAATTTATTTTTAAAATATTCTTCAATATCAAACTTATCAGCTTCAACACCACTTTTTTCATATAATATAGTTAAATAATGTTGAAGAGCCTCATGTACCGCAATTCCAAATATAGTATGGATACTAAATGAGGGTATAGTTATACCTTCTTTATATTGTAATTTCCATTTATAAGCACAACTATTATATATAGTCATCTGACTATAAGATATACTACGTTGGTAAGCATAGTTTATCTCAGTTAATTGTTGCTGTTGAATTTGTTTTACTATTTTAGGTAATGATTTACTCATTTGCTGTATGTGTTTCTAATAACTGCTCCTAACTCCATATTGTTAGGATATTGTTTAACTAAATCCTGTATAGTATTTAATGTGGTTATTTCTTTTTTTAAATATTGAGCAAGATCAAGTGCCTCTTCATATCCATGTTGAAGCATATTTTGATGGTTGTTTTCTGATAGTGTTGTATTATATTTTTTAATACCACGTTCGCTTCTTGATTTTAAATCTTCGATAACGGCTTCTGTAATTTTGTCTCTCATTTTAATACTTCTTTTATTTTTTTATCATCAATACCAAAACCATATAATATATCTTTAATTTGTTCTTTACTAAGTAAATCTAAATACTCACTTACTTCTTTATTTGAACATTCAAAATATAAAGTCATATAGTTTATTAATTCTTTATTTTTTGAACTAGAACTTGATTTAATATATTTGTTCCAAATTTTTTTCTTAGGTACTAAGCCACAATATATTTTATAATATTTTTCTTTATCAGCAATAGGAATCATTTGTATATAATTAATCAATTCTAAATAATCTTTATTCATACTTAATAATCGATTAATCATATACGGTTCAAATGATTTTTTCTGTTCATTTGAAAATGAATCCCATGAAGTCTTATTGTATGTAACTTCTTGAAGCCAATCAAATATTGTAAATTTATTTGCTTGCTTTTTGGTACTCAGCATATTCTTCTCTTAAATCTTTAGGTAAAGTGTCAAGTAAAATTTCACCAGTTTTAACATCATAAAAACATGGTACTGGGATTACTCCATCTTCTGATGTGCCAGTTAAAAACTTAGAGATTTTTCTTAACACAAAACCTTCTGTGAATACATGATTTCCATCTTCTGATGTTACAGGTTGAGTATTTTTTAAGTCAATGTTTACTTTTAAATCTTGTGATTGGGTGTTCATATTATTTTCTTTGTTTGAATTGTTTGAAGTATTTTACTTATTGTTGCCATTATGTTAATTTCTTTATCTAAAACAGATTGAGCTCTATACATGCTTTCTTCTATAGTTATTATTAATTCACCATCATTACCTTTAGAATACTTAGATAAGTTATCATATAAGTATCTATATAAGTCAGTAAAATCTTCTACATCACTATTAGCTATAATCTGTCTGATATTAATTAACGATGAAGTATTTGGTTTTACTAACTCACCTAAAACTTTTTCTTGATATTCATTATCAACTCCAGATAAGTTTTCTAATTTTAGAACTCCATTAACTGTATATTTTTGACAGTTATTGATTATTTTTCTAAAATCTGGATAGAATTTTTTAATTAATAAAACAATATCCTCAACTGTATGCTCTATATTTTCATTATTTAAAATACCATCAATGTGTTTAGCAATTATTTTTTTAGTTGGAGGTTGTAAATCAAATTCTTGACATCTACTTCTAAGTGGTTCTATTAATCGTTCTGGGTAATTACCTGTTAATATAAATCTAGTTGTTAAACTAAATGTTTCCATCATGTTTAACAATATAACTTGAGATGCTTGAAGTAAATGAGTAGCTTCATCTAATATCACTATTTTAAGCGGTTTAAATGAACCAGCAGATGCAAACTTACCTACTTTATCTCGCATCACATCCATACCTCTTTCATCAGTAGCATTAATATATAAGTAATCACAATCAATATTATTTACTAATATTTTAGCTAATGTAGTTTTACCAGCCCCTGGTTTACCAGCAAATAATAAATGGGGTATGTCTTGATTAGTAATAAACTCCTGAAATTTAATTTTATTCTCTTCAGTACAAATATATGTATCTAAAGATTCAGGACGATATTTTTCGTTTAATATATAATGTTTTTTATTTATCATTAAAACATTCCTCCTAAATCCATACCAGGTGTTTCTTTTTTATCACCTGGCTTATCTACTATAGTACATTCTGTTAATAACATTGTACTAGCAACTGATGCAGCATTTTGAATTGCATTTCGTGTCACTTTAACTGGATCAATAATACCTTTATCCATCATATCTAATATAGTTTCAGATTTAAGATCATAACCATACCAATAATTAACATCTTCTTTAGGTTCTAATTTATTAATTAGATTATAACATTCTGCTTCTGAATATCCGGCATTAGTTAAAATCTTTATAAATGGAGCAGCACATGCTTTATAAACAATATTCTTACCAATATAAACATCTGAGTCTAATTCAGTTCTTGATTTAGTAATTGCTTCACGAGCATATATTAAAGCTGCTCCACCACCAGGTACAATACCTTCTTCAATAGCGGCTTTAGTAGCATTTAAAGCATCATCAACTCTATCTTTGGTTTCTTTCATTTCTAATTCACTATTTCCACCTACATGAATAATAGCTACACCACCAATAAACTTAGCTAAACGTTCTTGTAATTTTTCAATTTCATAAGATGTAGCTTTAGGATTGTCAATTTGAGCTTTTAATTCTCCAATACGAGTCATAATAACATCTTCTTTACCTTTACCATCTACAATTGTAGTTGATTCTTTAGTAATAGTAGCTACTCGTGCTTGACCAAACCAATCCCAACTAAATTTATCTAATTTCATACCTTTATCAGGTGAGAATACTGTACCACCAGTTAACGCGGCAATGTCTTCTAAAATTAATTTTCTACGATCACCAAAATCAGGAGACTTAACAGCGCATACTTTAACTATACCTCTAGCTTTATTAAATAATAATGTAGCTAATGCTTCACCATCAATTTCCTCAGCAATAATTAATAATGAACGATTTTGAGCTGATACTGCTTCAAGTACTGGTAGTAATTCTTTAATTTGATTAAAGCGTTTATCTGCGATTAAAATAAGAGGATTGTCTAATACTGCTGTCATATCATTGTTATTAGTAACAAAATATGGTGATTTATAACCTCTATCAAATTGCATACCTTCTACTGTTTCAAGATATGTTTCTCCGTTTTTAGATTCTTCAATATATATAACACCTTCTCTGCCTACCTTTTCCATTGCTGTAGCAATCAATTCACCTATTGTTTCATCTCCATTTGCAGAAATAGTAGCAATTTGTTTTAATTGATCTTCAGATGAAATTTCTTTTACTATATTTTTATATAATTCAGATATTACTTCTTTTACTGCTGAATCAATACCTCTTTTAATTTCAACAGCGTTAGCACCTTTATTTAAGTGGTTTAAACCTTCATTAATAATGGTTTGAGCTAATAAAGTTGATGTTGTAGTACCATCACCAGCATTGTTTGCTGTTTTAATAGATGTTTGTTTAACCATTTGAGCACCTAAGTCCTCAATTGGATCTTCTAGTTTAGTGACCATTTTAGCTACTGTAACACCATCTTTAGTTGAACGTACTTCTTCGTTTTCAACATATACAACATTTCGTCCATTAGGACCCAAAGTAGCAGTAACGGCATCTGCTAATTTATTTACACCTGTAGCTAAACGTTTTCTAGCATCAGGACCAAATTCAATTATTTTATTCATTTTCGTCTTCTATAATAGTTAATATTTCTTGATCTTTTAAGCAAATAAATTCCTCATCTTTTATAGCAAATTTAACTCCACTAAATGATGGGAAAGCAACTTTATCTCCTATTTTTACTTGAATGGGTATTAATTCACCTGTTTGAGTATATGAACCCACTCCTATAGCAGTCACTATACCCATTTTAGGAAGTTCTTTATTCATATCTGGGATAATAATATTTCCATATTGTTGTTCCTCTTCTTCTAATTGTTTGATAATCACATGATTGTGAATTGGTTTTAACTTCATAATTTATATTCCTACGTTAATAATTTGATTTAATTCATCTTTAACTCGATTATATTCTTTAATATACGATTTAATACTATTGTATTCTTTAGTATGATTAATTTTTAGTTTAGCTATACCATTTAAACAGTTTCCAAACTGAGTATAGTATCCATGAGATTTGTAAGTTATTTTGTCTTTATTATCATCTGTGACAACTTTTTTTCTACCTCGTTTAGGTTTGGTATTTTCATCTGTAGTACATGCTTCCCATAAAGTAAATGAATTACTGTCCTTAGAGATAAAATAAGGTTCAATTGATGGGTCTTTGATTAATGTAGCGGTTTTAAATAATTCTATTTCCATAACTTTTGTTTTTATATAATATAACATTGTTTTGTTGAGAAACCAAGTTATTCTTGTTTTCTTACAATAAAATATGTCACTTCTAACACATCATCATAATTAAAGTAAAGTTTTATTAATCCTTCACTAAATATATTAAGTGTAGTTAATTCCGCTGTTTTATTAGCACTTAATATTTCTTTTAATATATCTGCATCAAATGGTAAAGATATTGGTGAATTTACAATAGCAGGTATTGAATATGTTATTTTATTTGAGTATTCACTAATATCACCTAATATAAATTCTAATATGTTATCTCCATTAAAATCCATATTACTGTTAATTATAATATGGTTTGTATCAGGTAAAGCAGATTTAGCTTTAATTAAAGCAGAAATTTGTTCTTCATTTAATGATGTTTCAACATTATAGCTTGATGGTTCATCTACTTTTCCTACTTTACCTATAAGTAAAGTATCAGCTAAAGCATATGTTAAATCATACTGATTGTCTTGAAGGTTTAAACGATTAGCTACACCATGATGCTTTACTATATTCAATAATAAAGTACCTTGAGTTATACTTATCAATTTATTTAATTGAGTTGTATTGAAAATGGCTAATTCAGTATCTTGTATTTTTAATCCTTTAAATTTAAGTTCACCAATCATATCTCGAGTTGGTAACATAAAATTAATACTTAGTGTTTCATCTTTTATAGACCATTTTACAGCCTCAATCATACCATTCAAGTAATATTTTGAGATAATATTCTGTAGTGTTAGTTTATTTATCATAACTTATTTTTATTTAATATAACTTAAAAAACTTGGGGATACAAGCTTTATATTTTTACTATTATAAAGCCATTTCTATTATAAATATTTAAAATTTAAAAAATTTAGTTATATTTTCATTTAATGACGGAAAACTCCAATTTAAATCCTTGTATAGTTCTTTTAATTTATTTAATAATAGTGATTCAAAAATTTCATCTACATCAATAAACTCCTTAACAAACTTTTCTATTTCTTCAGGTACTTTAGCATTTGGTAAACCTATTGTTTCTAATTTATAAACGTTAGGTTTTAGGTTAATAATAAATATTTTATCACCTTCAATAATTGATTCATATTTAGTATCAAGTTTTTTAAACCTTAATAAATCATTATATCTAACAGCTGCTTTAGTATTAGCAGGTGCTTTAGTTCTAAATGAACTAAACATTTCTCCTGCTCGAGGTGGGATGTAATATGCTCCCATTTGTTTAACACCCATTGGTTTACCTAACTGTCTTGGATCTAATGTTTTAAGTGTTTTATAAAAATTAATAATGTCTGTATCAATATCTATTTTGTTTTTACCAAATAATATATTTTTAATGAATTGTTCTCCAAATGATTTAAACAATTTATTCATATTAGACTTCATTAATTCAAGTCCTTTCATGTCTAATTCTTCAACATTAACACCTTCTTTATTAGTAACATACATTGCATAACGACGTTTACCTGTTGTTAACACACCAGCACATATTACTTCTTGTTTTAATTGGAAATAGTGAGTATCTGGTTTAATATTGTAAAGACTTTTACTTATACGATTTAAATCATCATTTGCTTCATTTTGTATTTCTGATGCTATTTCTAGTATTTTATTATTTTTGTCTTTAAGATCTAGATTTGGGTATCTATGTCTAATCAAATCACCTAATATTATGTACATAGAATCTGTATCTGAGATGCAAATATGTTGTTTTTTAATTCCTAATTCATTATTTATTTTATTATTTATAAAATTAATAGATTCACATGTTAACCTTTGTCCACTATTAGTAATACCAGCACTACATATTAAATGACCATCAGTATATCTCCATCCTGATTTAGCAAATGTACCATACATAGCGTTTTGTAAAATTTTAAAAGCATGTTGAAATAAATCATATGACTTATAACTAGCCCAATCTTCTTCTTTACCTGCTTTTTTCTTTAAACCACGATAATGTTCTCGTTTTTCAAACCAACCTTCTAATATTTTTGCTACTACACTTTGTTCATCTGTTCTAAACATAGCCCCAGATGCTGCTACAGTATATTCATTTGTTTCAATTAAATCTATTAATGTCCCTAACTTAATTTTAGCTGTTTTAAGTGTATAGTTTGTTTTATCTAATTTTTCAACAGTCACTAATTCATTTGGATCTCGTTTTTTAAGTTTTTCTAAACTATGATTTTGTTCATAATTTGGATTATGATCTACTTTAATTCTACCTACTAATGTTTCAATACCTAAATTTAATGATTTAATAATTGAAGGATACAGTGAGGTAAAGTCCAAATCAATAACATCAAAATATAAACCAGGTATTGGTTCTAATAAATAACCACCAGCATATGTTTCTTTAAAATGTTTTAAAGATTGATTATGAGTTGTAGGTTTATTAGGTGAAACTATACCTTCACGTTTCAAATACTTTAAGATAGCACCCTCATTCATAACTGTATTCCAGTAAATACTTTCATATGGAATATTACAAATATGAGAAATCATAATTGTTAAATCAATAAATTTAAGTTTACCTTCTAATGCTTCAACAATTTCAACATCTCGTAAGTTATAATCAATAAACTTTTCTGGGTCATCTCTGAATAATGTATTTAGGTTACCTTCATATTCAATCTTACCTAAACTAACATATTTAAGACCTATATCACCTAATTTATATGATGGTTCTTCCTTCATAATATATTTTTTATGAAGTAACATATAATCTAAATGATTTATACCTGCTATACTAATTTGATTTTCACCATTAAATTCACGTTCATCTATAATACCAAGTGGAGATAAACGATTTACATCATTACCTACAACACTTCGTATTCTATAATATAGATAAGGTATATCAAAATATTCTGAATTCCATCCAACTAATATTGTTGGATCTAGTTCTTTAAATTTATCTATAAACCGTTTAATAAGTTCTCTTTCAGAACCACAAGGTATAATAAGTTTATCTCCAGTGTTTATTTCTTTAATTTGATTTGTTTTATCAACCACAAAACATATTTTTTGTTTAGTAGTAATATCAATTAAAGCAATTGATGTTATAGGCATAGGAGCAGATTTAATATAACTAGGTGTTAATGCTCCTCCTATTTCAATCTCAATATCTATATAAACTATATTTTGATATAAAGGTACTATATCATCAAATTGATAATACAATTCTCGAAGCGCAAGTAATTTCTTATCTATATCTTTTTCTAATAGATTTGGATCATTTTTATCTAGTTTTTTTGTAGGTACAGCCCATCCACCAGTTAATATAGGTTGAGCTCCTTCTCTCCATTCAGATACTCGTTTCCAATAAGTAGGTTGAAATTGAAATTCCATCCAACCTTGTTTATCATCACGAATGTGATAATTGTAAGTTCGATAATTATAATAAATTGATTGATACAAAACTTTTATTTATTTAAATATTAATATATAAAGATAAGAAAAGCTCCCTAAGGAGCCAATCTTACTTTATTTTTATTTTTAAGCTACTTGAGTAACTGTTGCTATTATTGAAGGAATTGCAGGTATGTTTCCTGAGGATGCAAAATATTGAAATTGAACATTGTTTTGATCAGTTTGGTATACTATTTCAGCATATGAACCTGAGGTAAATGTATCTACAAAGTTCCATGCTGCTACTCCATAATCAGAAGTACCTATATCTACTTGTGTAGCTGAATTCGCTATATTTGTTCCATTCTTTTTAAACCAAATATAAACATTAGTGTTATTAGTAGGAGTATACATTTGAGCTGAGAATTGAATATTGTATGTACCTGTATTAGCAAATGTTATTCTACTACCACTTACAACAGATATACCACTTGATGTTATTTGAGAACTATATATAAATGAACCAGATACATTTTGTGTAGGTAATATACTTGCTGTATGGAAAAGAGATATATAGTTAAATTGTTTTTGACCATTAATAAAAAACCCAGAATCAACTCCACTGGTTAATCTTAATGAACCTGTTATTGTTTGATTACCAATAGATACTGATGAACCTGTAAAGAATTGAGAACCAGTTATTGTAAATGTTGTGTTATTAAATGTAGCTGATCCACTAACTATAATACTACCACTTAATACTGTATTTCCAGTAATAATATTTGAACCAGATAAAATATGAGTACCTACAAATGAAGTTGAGCCACTTACATTTAATGAACTAGTTATTGTTACTGGAGCATTTATACTTACTAATGATGAGGTAAATGTTGATAATGATTGAGAAACATAAGTAATAGTATTTGTATTACCTGTTGGATCAATAATACCTGATATAAACCCAATATTAATTAAATCAGAACTAAAATTAGTATCTGTAGGACCATTTAAAAATATAGATATTCCATTTGATAAATCATTTTGAGATAAATTAGATTTAACATACCATCCAGTATTTACACTACCTGAATTGTAAATATATAACTTATAAGATTGAGGTGTACTACTTAATGGTAATAAATTTATTTGAGGAGGATTTGAAACTAAAATATTAAAATTATTATAAGAATTATTATCAAGTGAAGCAGTATAAACAGAACTAACTTCAGTTTCACCACTTCCACTTACACCAGAATAATATATATCAAAATTTGAATTCCATAGATTACTACCAACAGTTGAAGCTAAAGATATAGCTCCCCTGAAATCAGCTGTTGTAGATTCATTTGAACTACTAAGTGAAGATGATAATGAAGAACTAGCTATAAATAATCTTCTTCCATCTAAAGTATTAATTAATAATGAACCTGTCATTTCAGCTGTACCTACATTTTTAAATGTAGATGATCCTGATCTTAATAATGAACCTGTAATAGTGACACTACCTGTTATATTTTGTATTCCTATAAAATTATTTGAACCAGTATTAGCAAATGTAGTTGAAGTTCTATTATTAAATAATGATGAATTTGTTGAAAATGAAGAACTTATAGCTCTAGAAGAAGACACGGCTTGTGAAGCACTAGTAGCGAATGAAGCTGAAGTAGCATTAGTAGCAAATGAAGCTGAAGTAGCATTAGTAGCAGTATCAGCATTTGTAGCATTTGTAGCAATTAAAGCTGTTGTAGCTAAAGTAGCATTAGTTGCGTTAGTCGCATTAGTTGCATTAGTTGCTATCTCTGCTATCAATGAATATGAAGATGTAATAGCAATAGATGATGTTAAAGCATATGATGCTGAAGTAGCATTAGTAGCATTAACTGCGTTAGTGGCTAAAGCAGCATTAGTCGCATTAGTCGCGTTAGTAGCATTAAGCGCTGTTAAAGCATATGATGCCGTGCCTAATAATGAGCTAGTTACACCTTGTGTTACAGTTAATGAACCTGTAATAACACTTATAGAACCACTACTATATATGCTAGAACTTATTAATGATTGATTTCCATTTGATACAGGGACTCTAAATTGAGGAATAAATGCTTCTGAACCTAATCCTCCAGTACTTATAGGACCTGTTAATAATACAGCGCTACTAGTAACAGAACCAGTCACATTTCTATATATCCAATGTTTATTAGTTGAGTCCCAAGCAAGAGATGATGTAGCTATAAAAGATCCAGTATTTAAAACATCATAAAAACCATAACGAATAATAGGAGTTAAAACAGTAATTCCAAAATTAGAAGAACTAATTGTTGTTATTGATGAACTTAAACTTGTTACTATTCCTAATACAGATAAATTACCTTGTATTGTTTGATTACCAGTAAATATATTTGATCCCGTAGTAGCATAAGATTGAGATAATGTTATAAAATTACCATCTAATTCATTATAGGTTAATGGAGAACCTTTAATATTTCTTAAAGTTATTGGCATAATTAGAATTATTATTTATATATAAATATTATAAAAATAACGGTTATAACAAAAAAGCTTACCATAATGGTAAGCTTAATTTAATTATAATTTTTCCAATTAGTTTTTTGAACATGGTTTCCAAAATAACCATTATTATCTAACATGGTTTCTTGAGAAAAACAAGTAAAATTAATTTGTTTTTTTATTAACCACTCTGTTAAACCAAACGGACCTACAGGTTCTAATTTATGAGTTATTAATTGTTTTGTTTCAATATAATGTTCACCATCTTTTTTTAAATCAGTTCTATCCAAACAATAATGTATACAATCTTTAAAAATATGGGGTTTGCTGATTATAAATGGGTCATCCATCAATGGACCTATATTATCTTCATATATATAGCTATTCACTAAATATGATAATATAATGTCCCTTTGATAGAAATTAAAATCAGACATTATTTTAGTAAATGGTATTTTCCATGTAATATCAAAATCTGTATATATTCCTCCAAATTTATCTAAAACAAGGTATTTTAATAAATTACATTTACATATAAAAGTTAATGCTGACCATGAGTCTAATAATTTATAAGATTCAAGTAACTTTAAACTACTTTTATTATCCCAAATAATAAATTCAAATCTAGGATTTAATTTAGCACATTGTTGATAATTAATAATATACTGTTGAGGAATGACATCATTACCGATCCAAATATAATGAACCTTCATTAGTTTTTATTATAAAAATTGTGCTAGATTTGGTCTAAAATATGAAATACTTTTGAGCACCTTTCTATCTCTAGTACGATACACAATCCAGTAATCACCTACTTTTTCATAATGACAATCTGCGCCTTGTTCTATACTTCTTATTTTTACAGTTTCAATTGCTTCTTCTTCAGTTTTACAAGCTTTAGACATATTTGAAGCCTGTACTTCTTGATACGCGGGTAAAATTTTGTTTTTTAAACCATGTAACATAGCTCCATTACCTAATGAAACATATGTAATATCACATAATGCATCTAATACTTCAACAATATTACCAGTTTCACAAGCGTGTTTATATTCTTCAAGTTCCTCTAAAATAAAATTATATACAAACATCCATTCCTTTTCACTAGGAATTGTAGGTACATAATTATTAGGCTTACCCATAGTTTCATTAAATGTTTCTACTTCAGAAACAAATGGTACATATTTATTTTCTTCCATTATCTATAACCCTCCATATTTAATTTAATCATATCCATTACTTCTTGTTTTGCAGTTCTAGTATGATCTGCAAAAACACCACTTACTTCACTAGTAATCATTGAGGCACCAAAATGTTTAACACCACGACAACTTACACAATTATGAAATGAATGTATTACAACCATTACACCTTGATTACCTTCACATATTTGATCTACTGCGTTATGAATTGCTACTGTAAGTTGTTCTTGGATAGCACCTCTACGAGCAAAATGTTCAGCAATACGATTCAATTTAGATAAACCGATAACTTTACCTTCAGCACCTGAAACATATGCAATATGTACTTTACCTAATATTGCTTGATGATGATGTGAACACATACTAACAATTGGAATATCTCTTTCTAAGATAATACCTTTATAACCATCACTAGGAAATGCTGTAATTTCAGATGGTAATTCATATCTACCTTTCCATAAATCATTAACATATGCTTTAGCTACACGTCTTGGAGTATCCATACTGTTTGGATCATCTTTCCAATTAACACCTAATGCATCTAAAAACTGTCCATAAGCTTCTGTTGCTTGATCAATAATAATACTCTTTTCATCATTATTTAGAGAACGATGTTCTCCTGCTTTAATTAAAGCATCTAATTGTGTTGAAATACCATTTGCAAAACCTGCACCTGCTGTTTCTAACTTTTCAATGTCTACAACTGTTTTTCTTTTATTCATTATAACTTAATTTTATTCTATAAATTTAATCAATCTCTAGCTCAAGACCAAATATAAGATCTTTATTTCTCATTAAACCTTTAGGTCCATCTAAACCATATCCACATAACCATGCTTCATTAATTAATTCTATACCATATAAACAGCCTTCAATGTTACTTGACCATTTTTTAAATAATACTACTGGAGTGATAGAAGCTGGGGCAAGACGTTTATTAGTATTATAGTGTTTAATAATATATCTTAAAGTATTACCTGAATCTAAAATATCATCTATCAAATAAACATGTTTGCCAGCTATATCTAATTCAATTTCTTTAGTTATAACTATTTCAGTTTGTAGTTGATCATTATATGATTTAGCTCTCATAAAATCAATTTCACAATCAATATTTATTGCTTTAACTAAATCAGTAAAAAACATAAACGCTCCATTTAACACACATATCATTACAGGTGGGTTTGGATCATTATAATGTTTATTATAAATTTCTGTTGCTATTTTATTTACAGCGGTTTGAATTTGTTCTTTATTATATAAGATTTTCATTTATAACTTGTTTTATTTGTTTAGAACCTTCATATTTAACCATAGATTTAGTTTCTGAGTTTATTATGGCTATAGTTGGAGTGTACATTATGTTTAGTTTGTCTGCTAATGTATCACGTTCATTAATATTAATATGGTCTATTTTATTAGTTTTAGATAATTTATCTATAAATGGTTTAATTTCATTACAAGGACCACAACTGTTTTTGTAAAAATATAATATGTGTTTCATATTAATAAATATCAATAGGTTTTATTATTACTTCTGCTTCTGTTTCTATTACTACTCTTGCTCCACATCTTAATAAAGGTTTAGCATCACACCCAGCCCCACCATATATAACTTTACTAGGACCTAATATTTCAACTTCATTACAGTAGGTATTTTTCTTACCTTGTTTAACTGTAATAACGGGTAAGTCGGTACCTTTGGCTTTATTAGA